GGTGGGGTGGGGGCCAGACGGGGGGGGTCTCAACGCATTCCGATAGTAGAATTTAACATAATACTTAAATCAACCACAGGTAGAGCGTATAATGCGGATTATGTTAAATTAGCGTTTTTCGTGGGTATTACGCTCGCGCAATAAGTGTATTGCTAAACTGAACAGTTTAGTTTACTCGCGCGCGCCCGTGTGCGACCTGCGTTTTATTGTGTGTTGCGCTGGTTTTGTGACGTTACGTCACTTTATGGATTAGTGTATTCACAAATCAGTATTTATCGAATATCAATCAGGTATCGCTTAAATAAGGAGACAAGAAAATGGCATATAACAAACTTAGCAGCTACCGCACAACATGGGCTGATCACGGTGACGTAGGCTCTGTTATATATCACAAGACCGCGATTGTTTCGTGGATGGATAACAAGATCACTCTGCGCTCTGGCGGTTGGGAAACCGTCACAACCAAGCGCAAGATGAACCAAGCAAGCCACCAGTTCTGCTTGGGATATAGCGTATATCAGCGCAATCATGTCTGGTACGTAGACCTTCCAGACGGCAATACCGTTCTATTCACAGACGGTATGACATTCGAGGGGAGAGCATAATGACCATACGCCCACATGTGACGCTTGCGGTAGATCAGACCCGCCGCAAGCTGATTGACCTAATGGACCGTCTAAACGAGGACGCATGGCAGGTCATCATGGATGACTACACCCACGCAGATGCGCAGCAAGTTCAATACCTAGACAACGCCTTAGAGCTATTCGGAAAGCTGATAGATGAACTGGAGAGAGCGAGATGAAAAAAGATTGGGTTGTAATTAGATTTGTTGACACAGGCGCGATTAAAGCTTGGCGAGACTATGGGGACCATGCTTGGGGCGCGGCTACATATGAGGTTCTTGGCTACTATACAGGATCACACAGGGAAGCAATAAAACATTTTAAATTGGAGCAAGAGACATGAAAACCTACATCCAAATATTCCGCAACATGAACACCGCTGAAAAACTATGCGCAACGTGGGCCGTGTTCCTAACGCTAATCACATGCGCACATATCGTATTCACATCATAAGGATCAGAGACAATGGATAAGATAACGCCAACACATGAATATAAATGCAGCTTAGGCATTGATCGTAAGGGCATCATTCAAGGCCACTACGAAGGCCAAGGCACTGACATTTGCGTTATTATGAAAAGCGATGACGGAAAAACACATGCCCTTTCAGGTAGCGCACTAAAGACACTAAAACGCATAAAATCATAAGGATCAGAGACAATGGAAAAACAAGACTGGATTAACACTCTAAGCCAAATGCAGCAAGCAAGCGCCGCATTTAGTGCATTAACAGATGGCCAGCGCGGCGCAATCCGTGAAGCAAAAGAGGCATTGCGCGGCGCGGTTCAGAGCCTATCAGACGGCTTTGATCTAACCCTTAGCGATTGCCGCGCAATAGATGCTGCATTCTGGCGTATGCATAACGCATTCGAGCATATGGAACCCACAGAATACCAGCTAACACAGTTGGACCTACACGGCCTTGAATGGGACTACGACACGCAAACGTGGTCTGAGGTAACGCCAAGCGACGAAACTGTGGATGACTGGCATCCGCACGGCGTTTAATCCAGCTCAGCTAATCGCCGCGCCATGTCGCGCAAAATGTATTTCAATTCGCGGGTGGGTATCGTTCCGAGATACTGCCCGCGATCGCTTGACCAGATGCGCAACCCGTCCTCATACACACTCCACCTTAGCGCGGCTTGCGTTTGTTCGTTAGCTCTGTCTTTCGCCATAGTATTTCCTTCCGTTCTTCGTCTGTCCATGGTTCCACCTGCGCACCATATTTGCGGCGATTAGCGAAACCCTCTAATTCCTCTAGCGTTGTCACGCTTTGCAGCTTGTCCTGCAGCGTCAAACCGCGACGCACCTTGAACGTGCCATGCGGATGCACCTGCGCTGTTCCCGCAGCAATCCTATCCCGCAACCATTGAGGAAATTCTTTTTTCTGCAAATCTAAATCCTTCCCCACTATTTCAGCGTGACCACGTTAATCACGGTTTTATTTTATATATAAAACCGTGATTTCGTGGTTTTGGTCTGCTCTCTGTTTTATTCCACGACTTTCCACGGTTTTCCACTATTTCCCCCGCCTAACCCATTGATTTTATTACGCAGGCTAAAATGGTGCATCCCTTTCCCCATCGCTTGTTCGTCCTTCTTTGCTGACAATCCAGATTTTCCCCGCATTTACCTCAATGTACCCTTTTTCTTGCAGCTTCCCGATAGTCTGCGTCCAAGTTTGTTGCGGGTCTTTCGTTGTGACCTTGCCAACAAAATGTTCCCTTATTGTGTCGCTGTCGATACACCAGAACTTGCCCGCGTCAGGCCACCCCGCACCGCTTGGGTTTGGCCCCCCGACACGCTCCCCGCGCAGCTGCATGAAGCACTTGCGGAATAGCTTTTGGTTCTGCCCCTGTGGCCTCGCGTCATTGTGCACAGCTTCCATTTCCTCGCGTGTCGCTTCGCGTATGATACAAGTCGTGACCTGATCCCCGTCTGCGTCCTCTCCCAGTTCAACTATCTGCAGGATAAAGTTAATCTCTGCGCCAGTCTCCATGTCGCGTTGTTTCGTTGCTCTTGCGGTGCGCACCCGTGTTTCTTCGTCAAATGATAGTTCAATCTCCGTATCACATGCCGCACGCAATGCGCTGGCCCCACGCGCACCCTTCGACGCATCCTTGCCGCTGTGGTGGACTAGCATAATGTGAACCCCTGTTCGCTCTCGTATAGCGTCCAGTCCTGCGATTAGCTTGGACATCTCAGAGTTATTGTTTTCATCCATCTGACCTGCCGTAGCCCTCGCCAAGGTGTCAATGACCAAAACCGTGACAGGTTCATTGCGCTTCCCGATTTCCGCCATGATTGCTTCGACCTTGGCTATATCTTCTTCCGCGTCATATAGATTGATAGGCGAAGGTCTGACCGCAAGTGATACATCGTTGAACCCGTGTTTCTCGTGCAGCGCATATAGTCGGTTCTCAAACGCTCTCCCGCCCTCTGTGGCTAGATATAAGACTGACCCACGCTTGACCCTGTTGCCGATCCATTCCTCGCCCGCAGCTATGTGGTAAGCCAAGCTCATGCAGAAAAAGGATTTGCCCACGTTTGACGGGCCATACACCACGCTAATTGAATTTTCCGCGATCCAGTTCTTGATAATGTATGTGCTGTCCAAGCGTGGCCTTGCATCGCTCGGAAATATAACTTCGTCCAGCACGTTGCGCGGTTCAAGTTTCTTGCGGGTATCCTCTGAACCCCGCGCAATCCACACGTCATTCCAGTCTAAACCTTCGCTGTCAGGTATGACGCATTCTACGCCGTGATCCTTGAACGCTTGTTCACATGCCTTGATGCCTGCTGGATCGTTATCCCCCGCAACGATAAACCGCGTTTCTGGTTTAACCTCTTTTAACGCAGTTATAACATTTGTTATATTGCTGGCGTTTAGCGCGTGCACGCATGGCGTCCCCGTGGCTTCGTAAACACTTGCCGCAGTGGCAAACCCCTCGGCAATATAGCATTTGTCCTGTATGGGACCGCCCACAACGTGAAAGCACCCCTTGTAGTCCAACCCATAGTTAAATTTCTTTTTGCCGCTTTCGTCTATGAATTGCGTGCCTACAACTTTTCCTTTGTTGTTTATGATGCGGATATGTAGATCGCCTTCGTCAACTATTGCGCCATGCTGCTTAATGCGCTTGCGGGTCAGGTATGGGTGTATCTCTGGTGTTTCGGGTAGCTTGACCACGTTATCTGGGGTTTTGTTCATTGCGTCGCTCGTTTCGCTTATGATTTCCTTGTCTGGATAAAGGCCACGCTCTCGCAATATCTGGATTATTTCTTTCCAATCCTGACATTGCCGACAGTTTACCTTTAGATTGCCTTGATATTCGCTAATCCAAAACCGATCAACACCCCCGCAATTCGGGCAAGGCCCGTGGTGCTCTTGGTGGCTTGTCTTTTTAAGCTGTAACGCGCTTATGATTTGCGGCGCGTATACGCTATATATGGGTTCTGGGTACTTGATCTTGCCTACATCTTGCCCTATCATTGCTTTAACAAATGCTCCTCACACGGTTATTTGTTTTTCTTGTCTCGATGATGAACTGCCCCACGTGATCGCTCCGTGGGGCATTTTTTTTGCTTAGAATGGAATTTCGTCCTCTAGCACGTTATTCGCAGGTGCAGCTTGTGGCGCACTTGGCTTAACAGGTGGCAAGCCAAAGGGGTCATCCTCTTGCTTTGCTGCCGTAAACCCATCAGTTGCGCTGAATGGATCGTTTGACGCTTCCTCAGCAAGCTCTAAGACCTGCACGCCGCGCAACCTAAGCCCAACACCAGACACAGCCCCCGTATTATACGCGAATAGCTGCCCCCATACATTGACTTTACTGCCAGAGGTTAGGCGAAAATCCGCTGGTAGCGTGTTTTTGTTCGCATCTTTTTGCAGAGGTGGCTTTGTGGCTTCACCATTGTAAGCACCTTTTAGCTTGGCTTTGCCTTGCGGCTGCCCATCGTCTAGTTCCTTATATGGGTAATACATGGGTTTGGGCTTCCACTTGCGCTTTGTATCTGCAGCCGCAGTTTCCGCGTAGATTTCATCGCATTTCTTAAGAAATTCTGTGGCATCCTCATTGGTCATATTGAATGAAATTTCATATGCTGCCCCATCTTCCTCTGGCTTGCATGGCACGGTTTTGTTTTCCATGTTGTCAAAGCGATAGGTTTGATTGATGCGCGGGTATTGCGCGGTTACGTTCTCGAATAGAACTTGGTTAGGTGTTAGCATTTTCATAGACTTGTCTCCTTGTTTTAAAATGCGTCTACTTCGTCTTCCATCCATGCAGGAAGAAAGACTTGATTTACGTCAGGCCAATCTGTCGTAAATTCCCCTGTTCGCATAGCATTGCCGATCTTTTCCAATGTGGCAAGCATGCGTTTGTGTGCGTGCGCTAGGTGTAGTTCACTTAGTTCATGCACAGTTGTGACATATGGTGCGTTCTTTTCTACTGCTATGAGATACATAGTTTTGCAGGGTAGGCCCGCTTCCCACATAGTGTGCAGGTAGAAAGCTATTTGCACGTCATAGTTATACCGCCGAATTTCCCGATGAAATGCCTCTGGCGATGCGTCCTGCGTTGTCTTGATGTCGATAATGTAAGGCTCATCCGTTTTCTTTTTCGGCATGATTAGCCCGTCTGGGCGCACCTTTATGTCAACACCAGTCTTGCTGCAGGTTGTGAATATGCTGGCCTCTGCGACGAACGCATCAGAATACACAGTTTCTTTTAAGAAATCGCAGTGCATGAATGCGTTTGTTGCCATAGCCATGCAGGTGTCGTAGTCTTTTTCGGTAAGGATAACCTTACCTTCCTTTTCAGCTTTCGCCTTGGCATCCTTCCATTTGCTGCCGCGTCTATCCGCTGGGCCGCGCACAACTAAATCCTTTTCAGGTTCTAGGATCATCGCGTGCGCACCCTTTCCCATGTCGAAAGCGTTGCTCTCTTTACGCTCTTGACCTGCCCAGTGTAGCAGGGATTTGCTTAGGACTGTCTTTGCGTCACTGCTAGAGATATGTGGAAATATCGCTTTGTCGTGATACTCATAGTCTGGCAGGTTGTATTCAATTTGTGTCATGGTACTTCCCCGATAATGCTTCAGATACGCGCCCTGCATTTACTCGCAGCGCGTTTGCGATTTCTTGCTGTGACATATGAGGAAACATCTCGTGCAACTCTATTGCTTTTGCAGCAAGCTCTTTCGTCATCTTGCGTGATTTCACAGGTGCCTTGCCATTCTCAAACACGCGATACATGTACTGCAATGCGCCCTCTATGCGTGTCCTTACTTGACTATCCATGTTGTATTCTAGGGCTTCTAAAAGTATTTCCCTAGCTTTCGGTATGTCTGCCATTCCAGTTCTCCCTTGCTACATAGATGAACGCTTCCCAGTCCATCCTTACTTTCTCATCGTGATGCGCGCCATCGCCCATCAGATGCTCTAATCGCATAACCACAGTGATTGGCTGTCTGTCGTATTTGTAGACAAGCACAGGTTCTTTACCTGCTGCCTGCGCTGCCCTTTCGACTTGCACCCACCACTCTGGGCGAAACGTGTGATGCTTACCGCCGTATCGCTTGCACTCGATAACGTAAGGCCAGCTTTCATCGTCCGTTATAATGTCGCCGTGGTCTGCGGCTCTGTACTGCTCAATATCGCGCTTTGCGTTTAACCCCAGATCAGCAAAAAGCATATTTGCTATGCTGCGTTCAAACGATGCGCCTTTGTTACGCCCGTTGACCACTGCTGGCTATCTCCTGCTGCAATTCTTCTAGATGTTCTGCGTAATGCCAGATCGCGCGTTCTACAAAGTCGCTGCGGCTTGGCGGTTTGCGCAACATGTCTAGCGGCGGTTCAAACCGCAGTTTCTCTATAAGCTCATCTGCCTTATGCGACAGATGCAGCATACATGCTTTTGTATCTTTCATTTTTACCTCGCAAAAAAAATTGTTGACACCCTGCTTTTAGCTTGATACCAATTAAGTGTCAACGGGGAATTGACATAATATTAACACATGGAAGGATAAACATGGATAAACACAATAAATACGTGCAAGCCTACTATCAGGCTTACAGCAGAGCGGAAGCTGCACGCAGTACACTTGCGCAAGGCGAAACTGTTCCGCTGTCTTGGTTAGAGGAAATCTGCCAATCAATCGACTTAATGGATGCAAACCGCAATGTGGTCCAGCATACTCGTTGAGTACATAAAGCAAATGCATGGGGTGTCAGTCATCTGGCATCCCAGCGAAACAGAAAAGGAGCCACCGTTTTGATTAGTTATATCGCATGTCCAGAGTGCAATGGCACAGGCTATATAGAGCGTGAGCGCGTTGCACCTTGGATCGACAGAGACACACCGCCAGACTTGGAAGCGTATGACGAGGTATGCGAGCTATGCCTTGGTGACGGTGAGATACAAACAGATGTTTATGGGGACGACGATGAAAGCTGAGAAGAAAACAGAGACACGTGTGAGCAAAGCTATCGCAGAAGCATGGGAAGGCTCCACAAGTGCAAAGCAAGCTGCAGAGAAGTACGTAGCCTTGCTGAAAGAGGATCAAGCATTGCGTGATGAAGCGACAGAGGCTTGGTTAGAGCGCATTGCATATCAAGATGTGGTTAAGTATCCGCGCAACTATCGCGCTGCATTTAAGAACAACGCACAAAAGCTCAAGGTTCTGCAGAAGGGCGAGACATCCACGCCTAGCGTTGCGCTGACAGGTGTTGTGTCGATCTATGCGCAAGACATGTTTGAGCGTTTCCGCTTGCCGATCAGTGGTGTCCCGCTTGGGGATGCAACACGTGAAGATTTAGAGAATGCAATCGCGCATGAAGGGTCACGCAGTACGCACCATGCGCAGCAAAAAGTGTTCTATGAGAAAATGCAAAAGCGCCTGTCTGGCAATGCACAAGTTGTGCGTGAAGTCTGGACAACAGAGGAAGCTGAACGCGCCTATCAAGAGGCACTAGCATAATGTTACAGGGGATCAGAGCGGGTTCGCAGAAATGCCATGATTGTCGCGCCCCTGCCAGTTTTATTTGGGGCCATCACGCGCCAGCGTTTACGTCATTCACAGACCGCCCCAAGGGAAGGGCCACAGATTGAATGCAGCAATGCCAATACAGCAGCGCCCTTCCCACTCAGTTTAACGGGGTCATTGTGAAAACGCAGAAATGCCTAGACATTGTTGCCCCACGGGGAGAGCCATCAAACGTTCGCAGAGATGCCTCTATAGTGCCGCTCTTCCCAACCAGTTACAGGGGGCCATCCAAAAAACGCAGCAATGCCATGTAATCCCCGCCCCCACCGAATTTGGGCCAATAGACCAACGCAGAAATGTTAAGATGCTTTCGCCCAATAACCAGAGGCCAGAATACCGACGCAGAAATGCCATTATCGTAGCGCCTCGCAACATAAAAAGGAAAACAAATGGACAAGAGATACGAAAACCCAACCATTGCAAAGATACAATTTGCGTGGCGCAACCGCCAGAACATGGTCAGAGCAGAGGCCAAGCTAGTCTTGCAGATTAAAGCCACATGTCGCGGCCTGCGCGATGGTGACATAAAAGAGGCCAACAAGCTATTTGCACAGCTAAAGAAAGGCGAAGCTACATTTGAGGCCACAACAGCTACACAACCTTTGTTCGAGGCTCGTGAGCCATTGCTTGAAGCCCGCAAGAACTTTGAGAAATATCTTGCAGACTTAGCCAAAGAATTACCCGCTTCAACATTTGTGGATAAAGTAAAAGGCTTTGGTCATCTCGGTCTTGCGGGTATTGTGGGTGAAGTCGGTGACTTTATGGCATACGAAAAAGAGCTTGACGGTATATACAAACGCGCTGGGCTTGCAGTGATTGAAGGTGAGCGTCAGCGCAAGCACAGTAATGCCGACATGGCCTTGATGCACGGCTACAGTCCATCCAGACATGCGGTATTTTGGACTATTGGCGACAGCTTGCTAAAAGCACAGGGTAAAGAAGAAAATGCTGGGCCATACCGCATAATTTACGATAATCGCAAAGCTATGGAGCGTGAGCGCGTTGGCACAGATGGTCACGCACACAACCGCGCTTTGCGCTATATGACTAAGCGCCTTGTGCGCGATTTATACAACGAATGGAAAGAGGTAGCATGAAATGACTGACAACCAGATCGCTAAGTATTTGGAACACACAATAAAAGACTGCATAGCGGCACGAGCAAATCCTACATCTGCACTGGTGCATATTGATGCGATACACTCTAGGATGAAGCACGTTTTAGATAAGCTCAAAGAAGAGCGTGATGATGTAACAGGAGCACCAGTATGACAATAGCCACAGCATGGGCTGCACTAGCCAAGCAGGAAAATGCTGCGTACCGCAAGAAATGGGGTACAGGACTGCAACAGCAGAAACGCGAAGAACCCAAACCAAAGCAGAAGGGCAGGCCGCTTGGAAGTTATAACCCAGAACGTCGCGATCTGATTATAGAAATGGTACGTGAGGGGTTCCGCACATGTGATATTGCCAGAGAGGTAGGCATATCTGAAAGCAGTGTGCGTTACTGGCGGGCTAAATACTGTCAGAAATAAATCGTGTGGGGCGCGCTATGAGATGTGTCGGGATATAGCTGCTGGCTGGACGCCGCGCCCCACCGCGACAAGATAGCAAAACAGGGAGTGAGTGCAATGGAGTTTTTCACAGCTTTTTACATAGAATACGCCGTGCGAGGCATGGATATACAGACGTATATACTGCTGCCCAGCTATGAGGCGTGTCAAGTTTTCATTCGGGATAATGAGGATATGGATAAGTATATGTTTGCAGAGGGTGATGTAGACAAATGGTGCATCCGCACAGAGAAGCTATCCGCAAGTATTCGCCCAAAGCTGCGCCCAGAAGGTCTTTAAGGCGTTACAAAAACATGTTATATTTCAAGCATGTAGCCAACACAAGAAGTCTGAGCCTTGCCTATCAAAGACAAGGGGAAGCGCAGGGAGTATAACAAAAAGTACGGCGCTGATTGGTATCAGCGTAACCGTGAAAAGACGCTTGAACGCACGCGAAAGCGAAAGAAAGAGCAACGACAGAAGTTCAGGGATTACAAAGCAGGCTTGTCCTGCTTTTTTTGTGGCTTTTCGCACCCTGCCGCGATAGATTTCCACCACCCCGATCAGAACGGCGATCCAAAGGTAAGCCACTTATTGCAGCAAGGTCAGTTTAAGAAAATGTGGGCAGAAGTGGAGAAATGCATCCCACTGTGTTGTAACTGCCACAGAATTTACCATTGGATGGAATTAGAGGGAGAAAAGGATGAATGACATACCAGAATACTTTGCCATCGCAGCAAAGATTATAGAGCGTGCAGAGCGCGGCTTGCCGCAAGATAGGTGGATGCGCGGGGATCACGAAATGGAAGCCCTTGTTCGCGCTTATATCGCCTTGCTTCGCACATGTGAGACAATGCACGCTGACATGATACAGCGTGGAACTGACGCAATGGATATTAGCTAATCCACGCAAAACCTTGTAGACTGGCATCAGCCAACAAAGGAGCGCGGTATGCAAACTTTCGTAAAAATCGACATGGACGACGATATTGAAAGCACAAGCGAAGAGGTAGATGCGCTTCTAGACTACATGGATGAACGTGTAGAGCAAGGAGTGCAGCCAGAGGAAGTCATGGCTGCAATCATTGTTGTACTTGCGCTTATGTCAGGTGAGAGCGAAGGTGCAGAAATACTTCACTAACTAAGCCAGCGGTATATGTCCTTGGTTTTCTTGATGCGATCATCAAGCCCATGATAGCCACCATTGACGCGACGTGTGATTTGCTTGATTACATCCTCGCTGACACCTTGATCCGCGATTTTGAACAGGCCATTTTTCTCAAAGAAAAATATAGCGCTGTCCATAGCTAGCTCATCCGCAATCGGTGATGGATCATCAACCAAACCATCGCGGCCTATATGCTCTGCAAACTCGCGCGTATTGTCTTTGCCAGTAAGCTGGATGAAGCCCTTGCCTGCGTACTTCCAGCCATCACCTGAGCTTTCTGGGCCATTGCCCATGCGGCCTGAATAGACTTTGTTTGCAAGTTTCTCTGGGTTCATTGCATATGGCGCAGCTTCCGCTTCTGAGGCAAAGCGAGAGGGCCACACGCGGCACATGGTTGCAGCACGGTAATTCAGATTTTCCTCTGACACCAAAAAGTTCATGCTTTCATGCGCGGCTTGACCAAGCAAGTGTGCGCCACGCACCGCATTTAGCTTGTAGTGGTTCGCGATAGCGCAGGCAGTGTTTGGCCCGAATGCGCCATCAGGAGTTACGCCGCAAGTCTTCTGCAGCATCTTTAATGCGTCACCTTTAGCCATTATCTTTTGCCTCCGAAAAACTTGGTTGCTGATCGTACACCAAAGGATGCAGCCACGATTACGCCCAGCGTGTATTGATACCACTCAGGCATGCTTTCTAGCGCAGCAAACCCATCAGCAACAGTTTGCCGACCCCATTCGCCTGTAAAACACAGCACAAGCGGCACAGAGAATAAAATAGTCAGCCACTCGTCTTTCCATGATGACTGACTGCCCTCAGCCATAATCTTTTCCCACTCAGCCTCAGACGTGGCTGCGGATTTCATAATCGTAGCCTTAGCTTCTGCCTCAACTAGCTTTAGGTTAGCCGCAGCAGCTTGTGCATCAGCTTTGCCTTTCAGCCAGCCGCCAGCAAGCTCTGTGAGTGGCCCTATAATCGCCTGTATCATTTGCTGGCCTCCTTGCCCATCCAAATGCCAAAGCAGCCTGTGAGGGCACCCATGCAGACGCTGACAAGCCCTGCCTGAGCATTGCTTGGGTCATCCAGTGACATGAACCAGTGGACGCTTTGGTACGTTAAGACTGTAACTGCCAGCATCATTAGTCGAGGCAGTATTTTCCAGTCATCAATAAATGTTTTAGCCATCACCATTTCCCCTGTTGTTTGCCGACGAAATAAAATCCCACGCTGAGAATACCAGCGCCTGATACAAAAACCAGAATGCCAAAAACCCACTCAATAATCGCCTGCTTGATCTCTTGCTTGCGATACATCGTCTTGCGGCGTTTCTCTTTAACTTCACGCAGTATTTCAAGGTATTTATCCTTACCCTTTGCGCCGCCAGTGTAGGTCACAAGTCGTAAAATCTCGGCACGTTGTTTGGCGAGTTTTTCTTGCGCTGCATAAATTTCGATAGCCTCGGCCTCTGCCGATCCGCTAAAGGCTTTATACCACGGCGGGTTCTTCGCCTTCTTTTCTAGGAAGGCAATATCTGATGCAGCACCAGCCCACTTAGATAGCTGACCCACGCAATCCTCTATTTCGCGACCCTTTGCGACCATCATCTGAATGCCTTTAAACGCGGCATTTGCTGTGGCTATGGCTGTGACTGGATCAATCATGTCTGTCTAATCCTCGCTGGGCAGATATACTCAGGGCTTACTCGATAGAATATATCATAATAGCCGTATTTTCGCGACCCGCAGTCATAGTAGCATATTTTGTGAAACCCGAGCGAGAAGCTATGCCCCCATGCTATGAAGGCAAGCGCACACAACTCACTTGCGTAGCGCCTGCTCTATTGTGTCTAGCTTGATAAAGATAGCTTTGATCGTTTCCTTCATTTCTTTCATTTCGCGATCATGCGCTAACTTGTATGCTTCATTCTGTGCCTTTAACACAGCTATATCAGTATGGTGCTCACCTTGACGTTGATACATCACCCAAACAAATGCTGCGACTGGCAAAACCACCCACTGAACAATCGCGTCGATCATGTCAAAGTTCACTTCCATCTTACCACTTGCCTTCCCACACTCGCAGGTTGCTAAACTCGTTACTCATTAACTTCTTTTTTATCACATCTTTGACCGCTTGTGTATCATTCCAAGCCACACCAGCCTCTTTTAGCCAGATATTTAGCATAGCCATGTCAACATTGCCGACATGCTTGTAGTCTGATCCAAAACTATTGTCTGTGACTTCGCGTGCGTGTTGTGCGTCTTTGAGCGCTACAGATGCATCGTGGGTTTTCTTAATGATGAGCTTGTCGTCATCAAAAGTAATATTTTCACTTATCTTTGTTGATAGATTTGGCATTACTCGTTGCCTTCTTTTTCGCTGGTGCCTTCTTTGCTGCAGGCTTCTTTGGCGCAGGTTTTTCCAGTGGTAACTCAGGCAGGACTTCTAAAGCCTGCGGTTTCGTCACTGAGATTTTATTAACCTCTGCCTCTGGTAAATCAATAATATCACCGTTGCGCACTAAGCCAAGACTTGTAGACATGCTGCGGTATCGTACTAAAACTCTCATTTCAAACTCCCAGAAAGGAAAAGGGGGCCGTGAAGCCCCCTAATGCGTCATTATGATGTTGAGCAGTCAACAACCATGCCGTTTGCCGCTTCGTTCTTACATACCAATGTAAGTTCTGTAACGACTTGGCGAGTTGTGTTGTCGCCTGTTTTCGCAAGCTGAACGTTTTTGGTTGGACGCAATGTTGCGACTTCCCACATATCGTCCTGCATGATGAATACGTCACGACCACGGTTCTCACGTGATGGAACGAACTCAACAGTACCCCAAGGTGTAACGTAAACCGCTAGTGATTTGATCACACGCTCGTCGCCAGCTTGTACTGCTGAACGCTGGTTGTTGTTACCTGTGAAACCTAGGGCAACGTTCATTTGGAACGCTGATAGATATACAGTGTCAGGGTTGCCACCGTTTTCCCAGATAGACTGCATGCAGCTATCGAAGTCAGTTTGTGAGAACGCTGTTTGTGTACCGTCTGTACGTGCGTCTGTACCGTCACCAGTTGGGTCAGCACCACCTGTACCTGCGTTGGTGATGTTTGAAGTCAACCATGAAGGCGCACCAGCAAGTTCACGAGCTGTTGATGAGTTACCAGCTACACGAGCATTGTTGTCGAAAAGTGCTTTTTCGATGTCCAATTTTTGCTCTTTGGCAATCTTCAAGACTTGGTAAGCAATCTCACGTGCGCGACCTGCTTTGTCCAAACCTTCGTCTGTGTCAGGTACGACAACTGCGTTCTTAAAGATTTGTGTGTAGTTGCCCAAGCGAGTTGTCGCTGTTGCTGCGTTTGCAGTTGTTGCGTCACCTTCAATGTGCGCGTTCGCTGCAGATGCGCGTAGGCTATCTGTTTGCCATTCGTGCAAAGTGTTGCGAGCACGTGATGTGCCTGACTTTGTCATAAATGGAGTTTCTTCTGGCGAAATATTGGTGATGTAATCTGCCAAATCTTCGCGGATGCCGACTGCGTCATAGCTGTCGAATGTGTTGGTTGGCTGTGCCATAGTTCACTTTCCTTTACTAAAGTTTAGGGTTTATCAGCAAATCAGTAAAGTCACGCGGATTGCCCGACTTTATTGCCTTTGCCTCTGCCTTTCTGCGAGTTGCAGACTGACTATCCTGAGCACGTTTAGCACCAGCCTTGACGACAGGCTTCGCTTGCTTAGCCTTTGCGTCAACGTTCTTACGATTGGCCTGCATTCTGCGGTAGCGAACCGCGTCATACAGAATTTCAATCTCTACAGCATCGGTGAGTTGCATGAGCGCTTCTTGCGGAACGCCATAATACTCTGTGCCGCCGCGCAACATATCCTGAGCCGCTTTCTCATATTTCTGAGGGTCAGCGAAGTCTGGAATGCGTTGCTGCAATAGCTGCATTTGCTCCTGACGGTGGGCTGCTTTCTGAGCCTCCGACTGTTGCGCACGCTGCTGTTGCATTTGCTGCATTTCTTGCACCTTAGCGTTATACTCAACCATTTCCGTTTCGTAGGCTTCCTTTTGCTGCATGTAACCGATGGGGTCACTTTCCAAAAGTTCCTTTGATGGCGGTGTAGGCTGCGTAAAGTCGCCTTGCTGCATCTGGTTATACATGTTCAAGACAGCTTCTTGCTGCTGAGCTAATTGCGCTTTTGCCGCTTCTAACTGCTGCACTTCCGTTTGGACTTGCTTTGCAGCTTCCGCGTTTTCACGCATTTTTTGCTGAATATAGCCCTGACCCGCTGCAGATTGCTTTAGTTGGGAAAGGGTCCAGCGCTCTGGTTTTCCGTCAATAGTAACGTCAAACAGAGTATCGTCGCTGTCATCCTCAACGGCTTCTACCTCGTCAGTATATTCAGTTGCATCGTCTTCATATTCGGTTTCACCATCATCGTCAGATGCTTCGATGACTTCTTCATCCGCAGCTTCTTCAACGTATTCGCTCTCAGCGTCCTGAGTTGGCTCATCCGTAGCTTCAACTGTTTCTGTAGAATTTAGGTCTGGTGACAGTAGGCTTTCTACTGTGGTCTCAAGTGTAGTCGCTTCCACGGTACTACTCCTTATTTGTGGCGATCTAACATGCGCTCTGCAGCAATAGCTGCGTCAAGCTGCATTTCGATCTGGTTTAATGCACGCATGATTGCGTGCGCCTCTTCGCGCTGCTTTGTTTCCTCTGCCGCGCTATTCGAGAATATGCTGATCTGCACATCCCGAACATCTTGGACAAACTGCTGAAACGCAGTGTCATTCTTTAATCGCTTGGCCTCATCAGCCTGTATGCGAATGCTATCCATGCTTACCCTCTAGCTGCATTCTGCGCTGCCTTAATTGCAGCCACATCTACACTGGTGCCATACTGACCCAGCACCTTAGCTGCATCAACCAGCAAATCTTGATCCATCTGGTCACGCTTGCGATCATCCTCCATAGCCAGCTTTTGCTGCTCTAGCTGCAGCTTTGCCATGTCAGACTGCATCTGCGCCTGAGCCTTCATTTGCTCTGCAGCTAGGAATGCTTGGTTTGGATCGGTTGCGCCCTGAGCCTGCTGGGCTTGTGCCTGCTGCTGCATTGCAAGTAGCTGCTGCTCAACCTCTGGCGTGATCGGCGCAAAGTAGCGATCAGAGTTGCGCACGCCAGCCGCAGCCAGCATATCAGATAGCGTATTGCGAATGTTGGTAAGGGAAACCATACCATTGTAAGGCCCGTAAGCTGTGTAAATCTGCTGCTGGATTTGGAATGCCTGCTGCAAAGCCATCATCTTTTCTTCTTCGCGGCCTGTGCCCAAGCCTACGTTGATGCCGATGTCCATATCTGAGCGCCACACACGAGGATCAACCTGCACAAATTGGCCGTTGATCTGCATGGCCTGTTCTTCGTCTGTGTGCTTGATTGCTGTGCGCAACATTATTCCAAAAAGACGCTTCATACCATCTGCTAAGTTGCGCACCATAACCTCAACCTGACCCGCTTGGGCTTGGATTGTGGCTTGGACTGCTGCTTTAGTCGTAGACTGCATTGCGTCTGGGTCTAGCCCCATTGATGCACGGGAAACGCCAGTCTTGTTCTCGACTAGCTGATCCATGTACGTCAGCGCACCAAGTGTCTGGCCCGCAGTAAATGGAACGTCCAGCGGTTGGATTGACCCAGCCTGACGCATACGCACAATCGCGCCGATCTCGTTATTCAGCACGTCATCAATATTCACCGCGCCATCAACAATACCAATGCGTGGGTTGTTTGTCATGGCTACGTTGTCAAGAATGCTGCGCAAGATTGCTGTGCTTGCGTCTTGGTCATCCATAACGATCTCAGCCAAGCTGCGCCCGTAGAATGTGTGCGGCTCAGGATCAACCTCAAACACTGCAAATGGCACCTCATCCCAAGGCTCCAAGTCTAGAAGCTTGTAATTGGTCCCGCCGCAGATAAAGCGATGCAGGACTGGAATACCTGTGCCATCCACGTCAACCTTCATGTAGGCTTCAGTGACCGCAACACGGCGCATTGAGGGATCGCCCTCTTCGTCCTCATAGTCGTCTTGTGCATATCCTTGGCGTTCGATTTTCTCTGCCTCAGACATGTCAGACGCACCGTAAAGCCCATCTAGGTTATAGATGTCCTCATAGTCATAGCCCATCTCAACCAAGTCACCCACACGCATCTCTGTGCGGTGCGCTACGATATATGCATCATCAATACTGCGTGCCTGAGAGTTTACAAAGAACTCCTCTGGCGGCACGCTTTCGATGCGCAAGCGTCCATCAGGCATTTGCTTGCTGATCTTTAGTGAGTGCTGCGGAGCTTCTACCTCTGCGCCAAACTCATCCATGCTCATGGACATCTCAACGCTGTGCTCCAAGATTGTCACATCGTCATCAGATGCGATAAGCATGTATTCATCGTCTGTCAGGTTGTCATACGTGAAAATCTCAGCCTTATAGCTGTCCTCCCAGTATGCCTTAACAATACCGCATTTCTTAATAAGCGCATCATGGAATGCATCATTCAGCACACGATAGCCGTTGTTCTTGTTGAACACGTAGTGCATGTACTGAGTTGCCTGTTCTGCTGCAGCAACATCCTCTGGGCCTAGTGGCATGTACTCGACAGGCTTTGCTGTGGACATAAAGACACGCATCAGGCTTGGCTTCACAGCGCGGATCGTGTCACGCACCTTTGTCGCCACAACCTTGCTGCGACCATCTTCGTATCCGATGTCAACTTCACCGTCGAAGTAACGCTGGGCCTTGATGCGCTCATCTGTGATCTCGCTCTCAACAAAGTCTACAGCCTGCGCAATCGCGTCCTGCAGGATACCTTCAATCTCGCGTTTGTCTTTTGCTTGTGGCTGCATGTGTTACTCCTGCATTTGCGGTAAGAGGCCAGTTTGATCACCAGCCTCTAGCCCGATAAGGGCGCGGATTTCCTGTAGGCTAATAGATTTATTTGGTGCAAGGCCAGTGGCAAGCATGTTTTTAATCTGCTCTGCTGACTTTAGCGCCTTAGCTTCTGATGCTGTCTTGGCTGCAAGCCCTGCAACGCTTACACCAGCCATCGCTGGATTGTATGCAATCGCACCAACATTCAAAGCCTGCATTAAGCCACCGCCAGAAGGTGACATTTTCCCGATCAGGCGTAATGTGTTTTCGCTCATATTGCCGCGAACGAATTGCTCCATCATTTTCAACTCATAATCCAAGAAGAAACGCGATGCTTTCTTGCTGTTCAGGATATTTTTTACGGCGCGGCGATAGTTATTCACCAAGTTTCCACCTGATCCGCTTGCCGCAGTATCAAGCTCTGCCTTTTTGAACGCATCCTCAAGAAGTTCCAGCTTTTTGTAGCGCTTGTTAGCTTCACGCGCAGTTGTCATCAAACGATTAGCTGGTGCTTTAGCTTCGATAGCTTCATCAATCACATCAATGATTTCGCGGATACCCTGCTCATTTCGCGCTGAATTGTAGCGCTTATACAAGCCTTGGCGCAGCTTGTCCAACTGCCCGACTGTCATAGTGCTATCCATCTGCGCTTGGATAGTCTTTAGTGCTGCCTTTGTCTGCAGGTCAACCTCTGGGACGTAGTTAAACTCTGCGACCTTTGCATTTGCCTTGGCTACAATCTGGTTCATCTCGTTTGGCTTGAACTTCACACCAGCTTTATCTACCGCAGCATACGCAGCATTCTTGACTTGCTGCAAATTTTCAAGCGTTGGGCGCTCGATTGATCTTTTAAACAGCGCTTGCGTAGTCTTGTTTGCAGCTTTTAACCCCACAGATGGCGCAGCAAATGCACCAATAATACGGGCTGGTGTTTCTAGTGATGGAGCATATTCCTCTGCGGCTTGGCCTGCAGCCTCACTACCTGCGCCAGCCGTGCCAGCCACAACTGCGCGACGAGCAATGCCAGCAGGCCCGCCAACTACTGCCGAAGGCAAAAACTCAGCGACAGTTTGAGCGTATTCGCCTGCTGTTGTTTGCGGATCATACTGTTCTGCGGGGAAGGCTTCGCGTAAAGCCTGACCAACTGTGGACTGCAGAACGGGTGTCTTTTCATCAACCTCGTAACCTAGCAAATCCTTAGCTTCTTGGTATGTTCGCACACCTAAGCGGCCAAGCATCTCTATAGCCTCTGGCACAGCGATTGCGCCCTCGCGCAAACCACTCTTTAGGGCCATCTTAATATCTTCGCCCTGCGATACTTCTGGCTGCGGCTCTGGGGCGGGAGCGTCCTCGCCAAGCATTTGCATCAAGGCTGCGTAAGCGCCCTCTGCATTTTCACCTGTGACTTTGTACTTGTCGCCATTTGGTGCTGTGATCTGAAAAGTCGCCATGCTCACTACATCTTTTCGATTGTGTAGCCGTTAATTACTACTGGTTTAGTTGTCGGCTCTGGCTTGGCTGTATCCGCAACCGCAGCATCCATTGCCGCCTCTAGGTCAGCGCGAGATGGTGTGTATCGGCTCCCTTCATAACCAGCCAAGCTGAAGTTGTTTTCCTTGAAGTATTGCGCCATTCCAGCTTTTGCCTCGGCTGCAGCGTCAAGTTGAGCAAACAAAGCCCGCAGCCGCGCTGCATTTTGCTCAGGCGGCAAGTTGATGTTGTATGAGCGCTTAATAAGCTCTTTGCCCTCTTGTTGCGCAAACTGGCCGCCAAGAATTTCTCGTAGGCTTGTTTGGACAACGCTTTCAACTAAATCTTTTGCCTGCTGACTTTCTGGTGCAAATACAGATCGACCAAATTCACCAGCTAAGCCCAACAGCGGACCAGTTAGCTGCTCTCCAGCTTCTAGCTTGTCTAGCACAGTCTTGATTTTTGCTGCGCGGTTACGCGCCTCCCCAAGCCCAACAAGGTCAATATCTAAGTATTCTTCGCCAAACTTCTTGTTCATAGCCTCAAGTCCAGCAGGAGCTTTGCCAGTCTGTTCAATCTTAGCTAGATCAGCTTCAAACTCTAAGTAAGTACCCTCGTAACCCTGAGACTGCGCAAGTTTGTAGCGCTCAATGTCTTTGAACTCTTTGCCGCCTGATGTAGCGACCTTGATTGCCTCTGCTCCGCTCATGCCACCATCACGGACCAGCTTAGCTAGATCGGACTTGCCCATTGTTTCCAAGTAAGATGCAGTTACGTTTGCCTTGGCTTGAGCATCCTTGCGTGCGCGGCGCTCCTGACCGCCTGCCTGTATTGCCTGCACCATAGGTGCAAACGCACGTGGATCAGAACCAAGCAATAATCCCATTTTTAATTTATCGGCAAAATCAGCGCTAAGGCCAAGTGCGCCACCTATCAAGCCTTGTGACTTCTGTGGTTGTTGAGGTTGAGCCATTTGTGCTGGTTTGTTTTGCATGGACGCACCGCCTTTTCCATAACCTTCCCAAGCGCCTGTGCCTTGGGTTTTTAGAATATACTGGCCAATCTTATCTTGAGTGGCCTTGTCAAACTTTTGCTCAGGGTCAATGCCTAGAGCCTTAACTGCGTCACGCAAGGTTGTGCCAACAACCTGATAAGCACCAACTGGTGTAGCAACACGCCCAACCTGCCCTTTGACGTACTGACCATACTTACCAGTTGGACTGGTGAAGCGGATAACATCGCCGACAGGCATCTCAGAAACTTTAATCCCAGCAAAGGCACCGTTTGGGCGGTTCTGATAGCCAAAGAGGGCGTCATAGTCGCCCCCGCTTTCGCCCTTAAAGATGTTCTGTTGGTGCTGTTCCCAAGTAAGTGCCATGCTAGATAAACGCCGTTAGTAGACCCATAGGATTAAATGGTGTTCTCGCTGTTGATGTCGTGCTGTATGGGATTGAACCAAGAACGCCAGTCATTGCGCCAAGCCCAGCCAGAGGCGCACCAGCCGCGCCATAGTATTGCTGCTTTGCTAGGTCCATCATTTGCTGCTGAAGCTGACGCTGGAATGCACCTTGTTGACCAATCGCTGCTTGCGTTTGCTGACCCATGCCGAATAGCTGACCACCAAGCCCAGACAATCCACCTGCGCCCGCCTGCTGAATACCTGCAGTGCGGAAGGCTGTGTCCATAGCTTGCTCATAAGCACGCTGACGTTGTTGAGCTGCAATGTCGCCAGCCATGCGCCCATATTCGCCAGCCATAACACCCTGCGCTACGCCATGACGTGAGCCACCAAATGCGCCTGCCTGTGTGGCTTGTGCGCCAAGTTGGCTTTGCGCCATCTGCTGCTGACGCATGATGTCTTGCTGCGTGCGATCAATGACCTCACTTGTGTAGGGCGACATGTAAGGCTGAGCGCTTGGCTGAAAGCCAGCTAGGCCGCCATACGTTTCCCCCGCTCCGCGCATTGCTGCGGCTGAACCTTGGAATACGTTTTGCGTAGGTTGATTTGCTGCTGCGCCCATTGTGTTATCCTCCAAATAGGCCGCCGAATAGCTTGCCTACGTCCTTTTTGGCTGTTGCTGCTGCGTAACCAAGGTCTGCTTTGACCTGATCCGCAAAAGACATTCCGTGAGATGGTGTTGAATATTTCCCGATCTGACCCTTTGTATCCAGCATACCGCTTGGCTTAGCCGCATATGGCCCAGTAGTCGGACGCGTTTCAGGGAAAATTCTATAATGGCGCTCAAGCGCCTCTGCTGTGCTTTCGCCACCGCCACCGCCGCCGCCGCTTGATACAGGAGCCGCTACAGGCGCTGCAACAGGAGTAGGAGGTGGAGCGACAGCCGCACCTGTGATTGGGTCAAACCCAGTCATCTGCGCAAAATAAGCATACTGGTCTGGACGAGTTTCTCTCAAGCGCTCCATTGAGGCCATGTAAGCAGGATAAGAACTGTATCCTGTCAGGCCGCCTTGGGTGACAGTCTCCATGCCGCCCATGTCCAGCGCTGCAGGTGCCTCTAAGCCAAAAGCAGAGGCCATGCCTCCTACGTTTCGGGCTAAGGCCGCTTCATACGGATTTACGGCTGCAACCTCTGGACCCATGTAAGGTAGCTTTCCAAGAGCATCAATTTGCTTTGCCTTTTCGAGCGCAAACTGCCCAGCCTCTTCCATGTAGGCTGGTATTTCTGCCTTTTCAGTTCTACTACTGCCGCCCATATTAAAACTCCAAGTGCATTGTTATAGAGTGAGGCTTCCAGCCTATCTTCTCTAAAGGTTTTTGCCATCCTAAACGACCATCAAATGTGGCAAATGAACAGCCCATAAGTTTTGCCCATTCTTTCACACTTTCAGTCATTTGTAAAATTTCATCCAATTTACCGCCTGCAAGAAAGACATGCAGAGCCTTTCGGTTATGATATACCACTATTTCTGTCACAATGCACCCCTGCTCTGCAGGCCAGAGTTGCATGCGACCAGAATGAATGCCAGCTACGACCTCGTCCCACGTGTTTAAATCACCAGAACGATCTAAAGCCGCCTCAATCCAAGGACGGCAGCGATCTAGTTCATTTACTGGTGCGTCTTTAGCCATGCATCCTCGTTATGTGCAAAGTTGTTGCAGGTGCGGCTGGGCTAAACGCTGTCGCTGCCGATGCATCCAAGTAGCCAGACGTGCTATCCACTGCCCACATAATTTGCAGATAATCACCAGCGCTCACGTCAAACTTAGCGCTGCGCGACACGACAACCGTAGCGTCATTCTGATGCAGTGAATACACAATTGTATTGTTGGGCGCGTCTGTGCCGTTCAATCTTGGCCAGAAATAAAACTTTACCGTACTGGATGACGTTGACGAAATCTGCGCTGAGAACAGAATAAGATACTCGCCAGCCTCCGCAAACACGATTTTCGTCGGGTCTGTGCCGTCTAGCGTGATGCCGCTGTTACCTGATGGCGCGTCATACTGGATCGCATATGCCGTATTGACCGCAGCCGCAGTCACGTCTGTTGTGCGGTAAAGCGATGCATGACCATCTTCAAGGATGATCTGCACGAACTCGCCGTCTTTGGATACAACGGGATACTTGTTCACGTTGTCCCACAGGATGACGCCGTTTTCCGAAGGATTATCGTCCGCCGTCTTAAAACCTAACTTGGACAAGTTACTTTGCAAAAATGAGGATAGCTGCCGCCCCCATTGCTTCCAGTCTGGGCCGATAGGGGGGAGGATTGGGCTAGGCATTACCGACGACCCCCAGCAACTGTATCAATACGCATATTTCCTACACGCCAATCAGCCAGTTTCGCGCCCTCTACCTTCATGCGTATCTGGCGACCAGAAAACCGAACTGACGTAGGGTTAGCAGGTGTAAAAGGTCCGTGAGTAGTTTCAGAAGCGTTTGGATAAAAGCGCGTCTTGAATGATACGTTTACATCACCTTGCGTTTTTTCATCAGGCACTAGCTTTGTAACCTTTGCAATCTGATCGCCTGCGCCAATGCTAATTGGGCCTGTCTCTGCAAACACAGATGCACTGTCTACATTCAAGCCAACTTCATGCTCATAAATGTCAGTGTCAGCATTGTGACCAGCAAGAAACGGATACTTAAACACACCGCGCTGCACACCTGATGTTCTTGCGAGATTGCCAATTAACCAATGGTTTTCTTTGTAGTCAAATGCAACATAGCGATCAATTTCGTTGCTTGCTGATGAGCAGTAGAACCACCATATCTCACCATATTGACCGTTAGCAAATCCCCAGATTTTAGACTGCTGTGAGTTGTTCATGTCGCCAAAAACATAATCATGCACATCGCACGGCAACTCCTGCACAGAGTTACCATCAAACCTGAAGAACGCACGTTGCCCCATCCAGAAGGAACCAAGGTCAGTATCAACTGCGCTTTTGCGAGATACCGCACCACATGCTGTACCTACGCGCTCAAAACCATATACATATGGTGGCCCTAAGTAGCGCGCAGTGTGCGCGTCTGTATCTGTGATAATTAACGTCTGACCGCGTGTGCGAACTGCCTGCATAATTTGCCCAGCAGTTTGCAGCTCAATGTCACCAGCTTCATTTGTAGATGCTGCAGTCCAAGTTGTATTCGCCTCACGGTCACACCACTGAACCTTGCGCGGATTACCGCCTGCACCCAACGCAAAGATAAAGCGCTCCTCGGTTACGACTAAACCAAGGTTATCAGTTGGCGCGTTCGTCAAAGCAGACGCAGCCGCAGGAGCCGCCGACGTATCCCAGATTAAAATGCGACCATCGTCATAGTGACAGGCAAGTAAGTCTTCGCCAAAGTTATCTATAGACCACGTTGTCGCCTCTGAGTAGTTACCCAAGTCTTGGCGCGGTGTGCCGTAGTAGCCATCGCCATAAAATCCGTAACCGTAGCCAGTCTCAACCTCTGCATCTTCACGACCCGTTGCCAAGTCTGTCGGTGTGATGTCAGTCGTTGTCCCGTTGCCAGTCATGATAACAAGCTCGCTATGCGAACCGCCTGCTAGACGTGCTGTGCCGTTTAACGCTTCCCAAGTGTGCATGCCGCGCACAACGTTCGTGCAAAACGATGTCTTGCGCTCCTGCCAACCGCCAACTGGACGCAGGCTATTGTCACGCCAGCGCACAAGCGATCCGTCACGCCAACGACCCGATTGCTCTAGGTCA